GAGGAAAGCCCCGACCATTTTTGCCGATTCCGTGACCGGGATACCCAACTCTGTGGCGTCATTTATCAGAGTGCTGCACCGGCCTTTCCAGACCACGTTGTGTTCTGCTATGGCGATGACTGCCTTCCGGATGTTGGATTCCTGATACTCACGCAGCAGGGCGGCCTGTTCCCTTTCGGCTGTATTTACCCCCTCGACGATCCGCCATTGCGCGTTCTCAAGCACTACGTCCAGCTCAGGAAGCCCGTCTATGGTCTTGCCCTTCACGGAAATATGGATTGGATCATCTTTTTTCCGTCTGAACATAACCATCATTTCTGTAGCTGCGCCCTGCAGGCCGGTTGATCCCAGAATGTTGCTGAATGGGTCATCCGGGTCTACCGCTTTGCGGTCATGGCACACCAGCATGATGCTGATGTGATGCTTCTGGGCCAGATCGTTTAGCGGCGTCAAGTCCCGATAGGCGTGCTCATATTCTGTTTCCTTCATGCTCTTTGATGGCGTCCTGATGATCTGAAATACATCTATTACCACAAGCCCGATATCCGGGTCCTCAGCCAGGTACGCCTCGATCTGTTCCACAAAGCCATTCCCGATAGCGTCCGTTTCCGTATCCAGATAAAAGTTCTTCGGAACTGGCGCACCGTTCAGTGCCTTTCTTAGACGTCGCTGCTGCAGGCTTTCACTTGTCTCCAAGTCCAGATACAGCGTTGAGCATTTACGGGTCTTGTATCCCAAAAAATCCTCCCCATTCGCCACTGCCAGACACATACTCAGTGCCAGCCATGACTTGCCCAACTTCGGCTTTGCCGACAGGATACAGGTGCCCTCACACAGGATTGGCAGCTCATCCCCCACCCCGATAAACACCCGCGGCTCCGGGATGTCTTTAGCCAGCAGGCCGTCGGCGGTCTTCAGCTTACGCGGCTTCCATTCTTTCTTCTTTGCCTGCTGCGTTGGGATTTCCACTGCCGTGCTGGCAGCTGCCGTCAATTTCCTTTTGTGTTCTGCATACCCGGCATCAATCCGGGCATCGTCCTGATCGTGGTTGTAAGCCTCAGGGTCGAACTTTAGCCGCACGTCCTGCCATTTGTACCGCTTACAGCTGTTATGATGGCATTTGAAGGCTATAGCCCCGTCAACGTACTGAAAAATCTTTGCGTCACCATTGCGGTGGTTGTGATCGAATGGGCATTCATCCAGCCGGTAAATCTTCGCGCGGTCGTTGCCGTCCTCCGTGTAGGTTATGCCGTTTTCATGAAGGAAGGAAAGCAGGTCGAAGTCCCCCGGCTGGCTTACCCGCCGCCGGCTGATATGTTCCTGTTCGTTCGGCAATTCGTTCGCCAGAGCTGTCACAGCTTCCATGCTTGCCGTAGAGATGTCGGCAGGAACCGACAGGATGCGGCTCATGCGGTGCGGCCTGTCCGGTGTGTTGCTTCCTTTCTGGGCAAGCGTTCCGTGCAGCTTGCAGATTCTGGACGGGTTGCTGTTGGTGGTGTCGATCTTGACCGCGTCCGTGTCAAACATGGCCGCCAGATTCTTAAGGCATCGCTCGATCAGGGCTCTGCCCGGCTGATCGTTGGCAACATCTACCCGGTATAACAGGTGGTAACCGTTGCCGCTCATTGCCTGGACGGGTTCCGGGAATCCAAGTCCCTGCATATACCCCAGCACTACCTTTTCCAGTTCTTCGGCTTTCTTCAGCTCCGCGTCGCTTGATGAAATCCCCGCCGGCCTGACCGGATCAAGGTCTACAAACAGCCAACGGAAAGCAGTTACTTCCGTGTCGCTGGTTGTGGTGGTCGGATTCTTGATAAAGCGTTGACTTTGCTCCCTTGCAAAACATTCCTCTTTGATGGCTGACAGGGTAACGTATACGTTCTTTCCCCGCACATCAACGGTATTCAACTTATCAAGCAGGGTGTCGGCATCCCGAAAGTAGCCGCTTATGATCTCTTTTCGGGATGTCGTGCCTATGATCCGCGCCTCGAAGGTTTTACCCGGTTCCTGAAGGGTCGCTATGGCTTTCCGCACTTCATCTGGTGATATGTATGCATCTTGCATACTTGCCTCCTATCAAAACGGGATTTCGTCATCAGCTCCCTCAGGGACGTTCAAAAAGCCATCAGGTGATGCCTGTGCCGGCGCTGATTCGCTTGCAGGTGCAGCAGGCCCGGAACCGTTCAGATACTTCGGATTAGGCACCTGGGTGTCTGCCACCTTATCCCATGAACAGAACCAGCGAGGATTGCGGCGCATTTTGACCTCTCCGTTGTATTCGGTTTCAACCTCTCCGTATACAACACCCACCTTTTTGCCCTTGAACTGCTTTGCCCAATCATTCCCGCCCCATGCAATCTGCATATTGTTGGAGTGCTCAACAGCGGTACAAAAGGTTTTGAAGTTCCGGGACGTCTTGCTTGCGTCCTGATAATCATTCACCATGATGTACATGGTGCCGGCATAGGGCCATTTCTTATCATTCCTGTCATCATTGTCAAACTGTGCGCGGAACCGGCCCGGCTGCTTGTCCTGCTTTGCGAGGTCAAACACCACAACGATCATGTCCTTGCCGGTGCTTGACTGCGTTTCTGTCACCTGCAGAACGGTGGCATAGTGACCGCCCAGCTCCACGGGCGTATATTCGCCCATCACCTGCGCTTCTTCATATCCATGCGGTTTCTGCATCTTATCTCTCCTCCTTGAAATCGTTGTAAGCTCTCAGGTACCGCTCAAACTCATTTACGCAGTGCTCTGCGTAGTGTTCAATGGTGGCAAGGTCTTTGTCTTTCTCAAGAGCAAAATCAATCAGGTGCTTGACCATAATCCCCTTGAAACTGTCTCTGATAACGCGCTTCATACTTCCGTACCTCCTCCATTAGGATATTGATGTTTTTGTTTTCGCTGTAATGACGCCTGAAGCTTTTCGCGTCATGGTCAAAGGTTCCGTTTTTCTTGCCCGCTTCGGTCCTGATCGGGCTTTTGCCCCTGATCTTCGGGCCGTAGTATTCATCCAAAAATTCCTCCCGGCTCAGGCCCCGCTCTTCTGCTTCAAACCACAATTCGTACCGCTTATTCCGTACGAACAGAGAAATATCGTTCGGGTCTATGATCGGATTGGCTGTTGTGCCGGTGTCCCGGTAATAATCATCAATGAATTGTTCAGCAGTCTTCACACTGCACATGTTTGGTGCATCTGGGTCTTTACAGATCAGCCTATCCTGCTGCCAGTACATGGCGCACAGCCGGGCGGTGTGCTCAAGGCTGTATACATCCCAATGCCCCTTTTCTTTCCCGCGCCAAAACTGCTGTTTTGTCCAGTTTTGGTGGAAGGCATCATGGCAGGCCCCGCACAGGGTGATGACATCCCTCATGCGCTCATGCCCCAATCTGGCATAACTGAGGTGGTGCGTTTCGTACGGTTCGCCGGTTAGATCGCGATGGCAGAACGCGCACAAACCGCTGTCAAATTCGTATCTTACACGCCTGACCTTCTGCCAGTGCGGATGGCTGCGGATGTATTCCTTGTAATCTATCCGCGTGCCATCCGATAAGTACGCTATCCCAATCAATCACCTCCCATGTTGTAATATTCCCGGATGGCACCTAAATATTCTTTTAGTGCCAAAACCGGTTCTTTCGGCTTTTGCCCATAAAAATAATGAAATTCATCATGACAATTCGAGCAAAGGCACACACACTTTTTAATTTCTCTTTCAAGCACTTCAGCAGTTTTTGATGTTGCCTGTGCACCGATGCAAAATTCTTTAGCCGCAGGGTCAATATGATGAAACTGAATTAGATATAATCTGCTTTCACCGCATTTTTCACATGGATGCTTCCATTTTGCATTAAATTCTGCCCTGCGTTTTCGCTCTGCTTCATGCCATTTATCTTTATTTTTATTGAAGTTCTCTTTTCTTGCCTTTATATGCTCTGGATCGTCTTTGACGCGTGCATAAAATTCTCGATTGCGCTGTCTTATTATTTCGCGATTTTTTATTCTTGTTTTTGATGCGCTCTCTCTGACTCGCTCCGGATGTTCTTTTCTGTATTGCATTGCCTTTTCTGCATTACAGCGTTTGCAATAGCAATCTTTGCCGTCTTTGCTTGCCCTTTTTGTTCCAAATTCTGAGAAAGGTTTTATTATGTGGCAACGCCTACATTCTTTTAATTGTTCGATTCTCTATCGCCTCCTAACTGGTAGTAATTTCTTATTGAATCATCAACGAATTTCAGATCATTCGGAATCTCAAGCGGAAACATATCTTCCGGGCTCTTTGCGGTGCTCTGACCATCTGACTGCGTAATGAATTTGTGATCTGTGCAGTACAGAACGATGTCAAAGCATCCCTCAACTACCAGCTTCTCATCGAGCATCTTTCCGATGGTTTTGACCTTCTCCCTGCCGTCACCCGCCGGTTCAGAGTGGTGCAAAAAATATACGATCTTGTCAGGGTCTTCCAGATCGTTGATGTAGTGGATCAGGCCCCGGAAGTTGGCAGCAATCTGGGTGAATTTGTCATATCCCTTTTCCGCTGACCGGTCGAACATCTCATTTGCC